AGCTCTTTTCATTCCACCAAAATCCCAAACCCAATTTCTTTCGTCTAAATCACCTTCAAACCATACTTTAAATGAAACTCCATATCCATGTAAAAACTGGCAATGTGTTGTTGTAGCTTTCCATTGTCTAAAGCAACAACTAAAACCATCAAAAACTTTTGTACTTCTAAACATAACTTTTTTTTATTTATAATAATTTATTTTTTGGTATCCAAATAATCTTTATATTTTATTTTAATTTTTTCTTTTAACTGAGTAGATTCTTTTTTTATAGATTGTAAATCTTTTTCTTTTAAATCTTTTACTTCTAATTTATTTACTAAACTAAATGCTTTATTTAAATCATTTAATAATTCTTCTGAATTAATTTTAGATTTCTTCATATTCTACTATTTTTACTTCATTACATAACCATAAATAACCTTCTGCTTTAAAAAGAGAATCTACATGGTAAAATTTTTTTATAGTATTTACCCAATCATTTACATTTAAATTTAAACGATCTAATGGAAATTTTCTTTTTACATGAAACATTCTTCCTTGAATTTCTATTATGTTTTTATCTGTCATTACACTATTTCACAAGCTCCACCGGCACAAGCTGCTTGGTCTTGTAATGCTGTTTCATCAGTCATTTCAACTATATTTTTTAAGTCTATGTTATTTAAATGACTTTCCATTTCTTTAAATTTATCTTCTGTTATATCTTCAAAAGGTGCTTGTGTATAAGAACCATTATCATAAGGTAAAACAGATAAACCATTAAATGTGTTTTTATTTTCCCACATCCATTCCCCAACTGAATCCCATTCGTCTTGTTTAACTGAAATTGTAGCTGAAACATTATTTGTGTTAGCTCCTTTTCTATGTCCTGATTTTACCCATTCTATATTAAATTTTCTAGTTCTTTCTAATAAATCCATAGCACTTTCTGTTCTATAAATTGCTCCATTAGGTGCTTTTTGAGGAACTGAAACAACTGCTTGTAAATCTGGTTTAAAGAAATCATCCTCTATTAATTCTGGATGGTTTTGTGCAAGATATTGATAAAGTGCTTCATTTTTACCTAATCTCATACGTCTAATATAAAAATCATTATGCCAAGCATGAATTCCTGATGAAGTTCCTAATACTAATGAACTAGTTCCTGAAGGTTTTACTGTTGTTACACGGGCTGCCTTATTAACTCCTATAATTTTTGCAAGATCCTCATTAGCCGCTTTAGCATAGGTTGCTGCTTCTTCTAAATTAAAATTTAAAATTTTACCACTGCCAATTCCTGTCATTCCTACACCAACAAGTGCATCTTTTTCTGTTGTTTTTTGCCAAATACTACGAAGATAATGAAAATCTGTATAACTTGCTTGTAAAGTTCCTAAAAATGCTCCTGCTGCTACTCTTTTATTTAAATCTTCTTGTGATTCTATATTAGATACATTAATTTCTGTTAAATTGCAGAATTGAAATGGTCTTAAAGCTATTTCACAACATGGATTAGTACCCCAATCTTTATCATTTGAAAAATATATTCCTGGTTCACCTGAATTACTTGCAACAATTTTATCCCATAAACTAAAAAAGTCTTTTTTAGTTACTTTTGAACGAATAACTACTGCTGAATTATTAGCTCTACCTCTTTGTGGGTTTAATTCCCACCAATGACCATGTTTTGCTGTTAGCATTTCATTATCATGTAAATCAAATAAAGAAATTAAAGCAGCTCTACGAATACCACCAGATAGTACAGCATCAGCGATATGACAAATAATATCATGTGCTTCAATAGGAGTTAATTGTTCTCCGTCTTCTTTTCTATCTAATACTTTTTGTATTTGAAATAAACATTCTTTCAATGGTTCTGGTCCTGGTGCCTTACCTCCTACTGTAATTAATTCTGCCCCTTTTGGTCTAATATCTCTAAAATCAAAAACAGGTCTTGCGGTTGTAATCCCAAAATATGATTTTAATAATACTTTTACTGAATCAGCCCAACCTTCAATTGAATCTCCTACTAAAAATCTTCTTGTTTTTTTAGGAATTCTAATTTCAGGTAATTTTTCAATATGATGTTTTTGAACACTATATCCTACACCACAACCTGATAATAGTAAAAACATTACTTCACTAAATGATCTCCAATCGTCAATTGGTAAGTAAGAACAATTAAATATTCTTGAGTTATTTATAGCAATTGGTTTTCCTGCAAATTGTAAACTACGCATTGAAGGTAATACTTTTTTATCATACACTAATTCATAAATTTCTTCAATTTCATTTTTTAAATTAGGAAATTTTGATTGATGCATTTCTTTATTTCTTGTTACTAATTCTTCCCATGTTTCTCTCCTTTGTTTTTTAGGGAGATATTTTGCATATTTGTTATAAATTACAATATCCGATAAAATTTCCTGTGTAATGTTCATTTAGTGTTTTTTTTAAAAATTAATTATTAGTGTCAAAAAAAAGGGGTAATCCCTTTATGTGGGGATAAATACAATATATATAAACAAAACCTATCAAAACCCAAAAAAACTATTAGATTCTCCATGAAGTCTTCTTCGCTGTGCAGGTGAAAGATCTTCACTATTAGTTTGTTGTGATCTATTGTTTCCTCTTATATTTATTTCAATTTTTCCTATTGAAGTATCCATAATTGAATCATAAGTAATACCATCAGCACCATACCTATTTTTCATAATATGCCATCTTCCTGTTCCATTTTCTTTATCTTCAGCACTACGTGATAAAGACATTGCAAAATCAGTAATCATCATTTTACTATAACTTTCTGCCATTCTATCTCCTTGGATGATTTCTTCTCTTGCTCCTGATCTATTTACTTGTGAAGCTGTCCAAATAGGTAGTTTCATTTCTGAAGCTAATCCTCTTAAACCAGTGTAAATATCATCTAATTTATCTCTTTTTTCTTTACTTGATTTAGAAGTTAATAAATCAGCATAATCAACAATAATTAAATCTGGTTCAATATTTTGTTGTATACATTTTTCCAAATGTGCGTGTATAGTATTTACTGTTGCTTGTCCTGCAGGATATTCTCTAATATAAAGACCACCTCGTAAATTTTCTACTTTTTCCTTTATTATATCTTTATTATCTATAACATCACCTACAGGTATTTTTGTAAAACAAGCATCATATCTTCTACCAACATATTTTTCACTTAATTCTAAAGTGTAATGTATAACAGTAAAACCTAATTTTACAGCCTGAGCTCCTAATGCTATTAAAGCCCAAGACTTACCACCACCAGGCCCTCCTGCTATTAATCCTAAATCACCTTGTCCTAAACCGCCACAAAGTAATTTATTAATTAATGGCCAAGGTGTTTCCACAGTGTTTCTAGCTTCTTCTCTAAATCTATCTTCTAGTTCAGCTAAATACTCATGGCCAATATCTCTTTCTGTTCCTGCTTTTAACGCTTTATCAATTAAATTTCTAATATCATCATAATCTCCTAATTCTAATAGGTCAACTGATTTCATTAGTGCACCCTTTAATGTTTGGTTTTTACAAAAATCTAAAAATGTATCTTTTACATAATTTAAATCTGTTGCTTTTGATGCTTTATATGCTTGTTTAAGTAAATCTTTTACAGCTACATTTTGTAATTCTTGTTGTAAATTTTCTAACTCTACTTTAAATACTTCCATTGTAGGAACTGTTTTATATTCATTATAGTATTTAAGTGTTTTACGAATAATCCATTTACCAGCATCATTATCAAAATAATCTGGAGAAACTATATCTGCAATTTGTTGTAGAAAGTCTCTATCAGTTATTAGAATACCAATAGCCTTAGTTTGAAATGAATGTCCGTATTGAGTTAATTTACCCATGTGTTTGTTTTGCAAATGTATTTAATTTAATAAAATGTTCCCTTAACCATAATTCAGGTGTTGATATTGCATTTCCTAATTGATCATCATTATACATTATAATAAAATCATTTCGGGAAAGCAAATTTATTGGTGCTTTTATTAAATTTGTTATTTGTAATTTTAATTCTCCTGATATAGGTGGATTTTTTAAGTCCATTAACTCTTCGTTTATACGGAGTTGAGTTGCCGACTCACTAATTCTTTTATGCATAGGTTCTTCTCCTTTACCAGCATACCCCAGAATGAAATCAAGATCAAGGGTTTGTTGTGTGAGTAGATCTGGTAGTATTTTAGGTAATTTTTTAGGGCCTAATCCTTTAACACCTGGAATGTTATCAGATTTATCACCCATTAAGG